AGTGCTACTGCCAATCCAATCGCCAATTCTTCGGGCTCAGTAACTAACCAGGCAATACAAGTTTTACAAGGACCGTATATAACTAACACTTATGGTGGTGGTGTACAGTGTCAAGGTAGTACGTTCAACGTGACACCATACGTACAGTTTGCAGATTCAAGGAAAGATCCTTGGGAAGATTTTTATAACGAACCACAATATAATATGACTGACCTGACAGGTAAGACTACCAAACAGACAGTCACAGTTAAAAACTATCCTTGGGAGTCTTGGTATGACACAAGGACAAAGGCAGATGGAACTAGATGGTTCCCAGATGGTGAAGATATGCAGATAGAAATGGATATAGATGGTCCAGATGGTGTACCTGATGTAGTATCCAATGGCAGTATGGATCCTACGTGGTACAAACCAATAAGGACTGATATGAGAGCCAATCAAAGTCTTAACCTTGGTGTATCTGCAACACTATCAATACCACTGAACCGTAAGCTAGTTAAGCAATGCCACGAGGCTGCTGCAGCACAAATACAAATGCAGAATCAGTTAGTATCTAATAAGCGTTTAGACTTTGAATTAGCTCGTCTTAAAAATTGTGGTGAGTTAAAGAAATCTGGTATATTTTTCCATCCAGCATCACCTTATCACGCAGTATGTGCTGACGTAGTTGTTACAGCAGCAGGTGGACAAGTAATTCCACACACACATAACATAAGTAGACCTACTTTCGAGGAACCTACTTCTTCTTCGGAGCCTTCTTCTTCTTCAGAGGAAGTAGTCCCTTCTTCTTCCGATATTCATCAGCAAGAACCTCAGAACGAGAAGGACGATAAGTTGTCTTTCCTAGGATTGAGTTTACCTTTCCGATCACCTTCTTCACAACAGGTTTCACCACCCTCAGCAGCAAGTCAGCTAGGGGTTTGGCAAGTAGGGCACTCGATGCAGCCACAGATGCTATCACCGCAGTCGTCGTCACAATCTGAGGACTAGGTAGATACGCTTCTGCCATACCAATATCCTCATATAAAGTTACACATATTTTTTCACCATCAGGGTTCTTAGGATCCCTCTGCAATTCAAATCCACTGACCTTCTCTTTCTGGCTCTGTGCTACATCACCTATACGTGGTGCTGTCGGACCTGGACAGGGAGGGTCTCCGTCTTGTTCAGGGGTACCAGGTGGTTCAGGTGTGTCTGGTGGATCAGGTGTATCGACTTCTGTATTAACACCTTCTGGTTCATCATCACTTTCTACTGTAATAGTTTCCCAACTTAATGATCTAGCATCATAGTTAGGTGGTTCATAATATGGCATACCTGCATCACATAATACCGTATTACCTTTAGGGTCATCATTGACCAACATCTTATTATTATTTCCTTTCGTATTCTCCTTGTGTACTTTGACACAACCAGGCATATCAACTATAGGAGTACCAACCACTGTAGTAACTGGAAGTACTAATCCCTGAACAGCAGGTGTATCATTCATCCACGATCTATCTGCAATATAATTTGTCCCTATAGGTCGTACAAAAGGTGTACGTGTCCTTAAAAGAGGAATCCCCGTACCATTGACAGTTATGTCATTGATACGAGGACCATTAATGGTTACGTTTGGTAAATTAATGTTACCCACGAGTTTCTTCTATTGCTTCTTTGATTACAGTCTTTAACTGTCTTAGTTTCTTCTTGCCAAGACCTGCTCTTGTATCTATCTTGACCTTTAACCAATACACAAAGGCAAGTACAAGTATAAACTGAATACCTTCTGACCAAGATAGGTTCCACGCTTCATTTAAGTCAAGCGATGCTGCTGCTAATAAATTAATCATTTTTGAGGAATTTGATTTTTATAATTTTGTGGGGTTGGTAGACCTTTGACATTACCAGTGGTCTCTGGCCAACTATCCCAGATTGCTTTCTGGACTTCTTCCCTGATTATCAAACGGAGTTCTGATTCCTGTGCCTTAGCACGTTTCTCAGGACCACCAGTTTGTTGGTCGATGATGTGTCCACCACCGACAAACGTACCAGTTCCGACTACAGCAATTGCTGTACCAGTAGAAGTAATCTTTTGTATATCCATTAGAAAGCAGGAACTGCCTTATCAAAGTCAACACCAGGTGACTCAGGAGATGCAGGAGGAGCCATATCAGGAACAGTTCCCTTAAGGGCACCGCCACCAATACCACCAAGTGCACCACCACCAAACGATCCTAGTGCTTTCTCAGTCACTGAATTTATGATGGCATCCTTGTTAAGATACACGTAACCACCAACACCGACAACGGTAATAGATACAACGCTAGACGCAATAGCGAGTACATTTATAATCTTTTGCATTTTAATTTTTATAGCAATGGTATTTAGCCTACCACAACTTCACCAATAAGCCAACTGGGTGTGGTCTGTATGAGAGAGTCAACTGCTCTAATGACGTGGAAAGTATCTTCAACTGCTTCCTCTGGTACCACTAGACAGAATCCTATACCCATATTAAATGTCTTCTTCATCTCTTCCTCTGGTATCTCACCAGCAAGCATAATCTTACTAAAGATATCAGGCATCTTCCAAGAATTATAATCAACTCTTGCTTCTAATCCATCAGGAATACAACGTGGTAAGTTATCTGGTATACCACCACCTGTTATATGTGCCATACCAAGTATGGGAACGTTATCTACGAGTGTCTTAACCAGTTTTGAATAGATCTCAGTTGGTTGTAACAATTCTTTAGGATAGTCTTTATAGTATAACTTTTGTCTCCATAGCATATCATTGATAAGACTATAACCATTACTATGCAGTCCACTACTACCAATACCTATGATCTTATCTCCCTTCTTTATATCTCTACCATCAATTACATTTGCTTCTTCTACAACACCTGTACAAAACCCTGCTAGATCATAGTCCTTAGCAAACCTACCGTGTTCAGCAGTCTCCCCACCTAATAGTTCTATACCTGCTATCTTACATCCTTCAATTATACCTTGTACTATCTTTTCACAGTTCTCATCTAACTTAGGTGTTGATATGTAATCTAAAAAGTACAATGGATCTGCACCACAGCAGATCACATCATTAACACACATAGCTACCAGATCTATACCAATAGTAGTATAGTCACCTGCTACCTGACATATATTAATCTTTGTACCTACACCATCAGCACCAGAAACCAATAAAGGTTTCTCGTATCCTTCAGGTATCTTGTACATACCATTGAATCCACCTATAGAAGGTGCAGACTCTCTGATCTTGTCAACGAATGCTTTACCTGCTTCGATGTCAACACCAGAGTCTTTGTAATTCATAATACTTCTTCTTGGCAATCATCATTAAGATCTTCTACCATTGTACCACCTATATCGCTCCCTGCGTCCATTCCTATCATCGTAGCAGCACCAGCAAGTACCCAACCAACAAAAGGAACAGAGGAGAGACTAGGAGCAACAGCAGCACCAACGCTAGCCCCGACAAGCCTTCCCGATTGCTCTCCTCCACCGACCGCCTTGATACAGGCGACAGACTTTTTTGATGCTTCTCCTGCTGTACGTTCTGACTTTCCTTCAAGGTGCCTTGCACCGTCCATTGTGTACTCCTCAAATCCTTCATACGTGTTGTTACCCAACCCAAGAAAGCCTGCTTTCTTCTTCACATCCCTTTCCACACGAAGTATCTTAGGATCATTAGATTTGTATTGTATCCTATATCCTTCTTTACTTGCTTCTACACTGTATGATGTATAAGGACCAACTGGTAGGTTGAGATCAGGGAGTCTACTACGAGTGGCAAGCATACCAATCATACCTATATGACTCACACCTAGGAGACCTCCTAGGGAAATAATAAACCACTTGTTCATAACTTATAGTTTGTAATTGTTATCTTCTTTCTTAGGATCTACAGCAATAATTTTTAAAGGAGCTTGTTCGATTACAAGAGTTTGAGTAGGACCACCGTTCTTACCTACACCATTTCCATTACCATTTCCATTCTGCATTTTCATAGTTCCATCACCTTTTTTAGATGCAGTTTGAATCCCAAAGCTAGCTAAAACCCCCGTGAAAACCGAGGCTATGAAAGTCGGGTCGATCTTTTGTTGTGGTACTCCTGGTATGGCAACGTAATTTAATGTGAGTATTCCGCCACTCCAAACCAACACGCCAAGGCGAACAAATGTACTAATGATAGCAGCTTGCTCGTCCTGATCGGGAAGAATCTTTTCTTTTAACTTTTGTAGAGGACCTTTTTTCTCTTCCTCTAGAACTTCTTCCTTAACTTCTTTTGCCATTTATACCTATGAAGCTATTACTATATAGCTCATTCAGTAGGTTGCTTTTTCTTACCTATATTATACTTTGATTCTAACTTCCATTCACCCTTATCTTTATAAGCTATAACTTTGATTTGGTTAAGTGGTGCTAGTTCACCGAGTTCAGACTCAGTTACAATGTCCACTAGACCCCAATCAGATAAGAGTTTAGTAATTCTGTTGCGTCGTTCAATATCATTAGATGTTAGGTTAGCGTGTTTACCATCTAACGCAAACAACTCTTTGAAATGCACGATGTAATACTTGCCTTTCTTATGCAGTATGTGACAGGACTGGAACAACTTCTTTTCTTTACGAGAAGCTACACCTATCCTAGTAAGCGTCTCTCTGACCTTTAAGAAGTCGTCTGGTTGCCTTAAGGAAACCTCGACCATCATATCCACAGACCAAGACACGTCTTGCTCTTCACTCATCTCACTCCTCCAGTATTCAGTTTTGATTTGATCAATTCGATCTGATCTTTAGTCAGAATTCGTAATGCATCCCGAGCTTTGTCATTGTTATAACCAAAGTATTGCTTAATAAGATCAAGGTTCTCTGCCTTATCCTTTTTAAGCCAGGGACTGTAACGACGCTTCTTTCTGAGACTATTTAGATAAAATGAATATTGCATATCCCTGTCAAGATGATGCATCTGATTAATTTCATTTGCATACAAAACTGAATCTATATGACCCGACAAACATTTATTAATAATATAAGATGGATACTTCTGCATCCAGTCAGGACCACGATCCCGAAGATCCTCCTTAGTCCAGTTAACACTGTTGAGGTAATCAGATAGTTTGTAGTTGCTCATTAAAAAGATCTTCTAAAATGGATTTAACACTATAGTTTGTTATTAGCAATTCCTTACGTTTGGACTGATCTACGTTATAAGATCCTGTTGATCTCATAGTATAAGTCAGATCCCACTCTCTCATATTATACTCTTTAAACAACTCTTTAATAGTATCGTTAGAATTATATGTGATCATCCACTTCTTACCAGACGTAGAGCAATCTAATGCAAAGGTATCGTGTGTGAAGTTCCTATGCATCGTACCACCCTTCTCTCCATAAAGGAAGGACTTAATATCATATGGTGGATCCATAAAGACAAAAGCATCCTCAGTGTCCTTAAGTAGATCAGTGTAATCTAAGTTTGTTATCTTCCAGTTCTGAATGATCTTAGAATATGTTGGTAACTTATAGATACCTTGCTTAGAAAAGTTTGAATCAGATGCTTGTGGTGAGAATGATGAGTTCTCTCCTAGTCCTGAGAAGGAACACTTGTTAAGAACATAGAAGTATGCTGCCTGTTCTCTCTCATTAACTGAGGAGATAGTTTCCTTACATCTATTGAATAGATCTCTTGCTTTATCAGGTGTGCTGTGTTTCTGTTTAAGACGTAAGAGATCCTCAGTTAATAAATTAGATCCTTTCTGTACTTGGAACCAGAAGTTATACAAATAATAATACTTGTCATTAACCCACACAGGTACGTGAGGATTCTGTTTTGTAAATTCTAAAGCAACAGATCCACCACCTAAAAATGTTTCACGATACTGTTTGATGTTGAGTGGGAACTGACGAATAAGATACTTCGCTGCCCTAGACTTACCACCAGGATATCTAAGTGGTGTCTTATATGATTTTAGTTGTGTCAAAATAAATCCCTCATAGTTTCAGGTTCAACTGGATGAGTCTGATATACAAGACTGTATCTCATAGGAGCATCCCTTAAAGGTGGACGTGCACCGTGCCATAGCTCACTAGTAAATTTTACCATCCTTCCGAACTTTGGCACAATACTCTTAACAATCTCTCCATCTTCTAGGAAGATTGTTTCTCCTCCCATACCTGCGTGCCAGTCAGGATTACAATAGATCATATACGTAATGCCCTGTGAACTATGTGAATCCGTGTGTGGTTTAGGACAGTCCATATATGTGAATGCATTGTATAAGCATCTACGTACTTTAGGATTACCAATTAATTTTAACCACTTCTCTGCAATAGGTTCAAACTCACGATACTCCAAATCAAATACTCTACCAAGACTAGGTACCTTATTACCAAAGGCATCACCTAATTTTTCCCATTGAGTATATGCTTCGAAGTACTGATACAATTCCCATACATCAGAGAACTCAAATAGATCGTCAGTATATTCAATCATAACGACATCTGTGGTCCTTCACCATAACCAATATCTTCTTCACCGTGTCTTCTTCTTCTCAACTCATCATCTTGTACCAACTTACAGTTAATCATATTCTGTCCATATGGTCCTTGATTAATAGGACCAGTTGGAAATGCATTGAATGAAATATTTGCACGTGGGAAGTCAGCAAAATGTGGTGCTGTAAAATGTACTAACCAACTTGGAAATATTACTAGGGTACCTGGTTTATATACAGGTGCTTCTACAGCGTTCTCATATACTGCTGAGATTATTTCTAACTGATTATATGATCTTGCGTGCACAGGGTCTTGGAAGAGCGTAGGATACCCATCTGTGAGGCAGTAGGTGCCACTGTAGTATGACATAGGATGTCTGTGTGGTTGATGGCATCCACCACTGTTAGGGAGCGATACAACCCCCCAAGCAAGACTGATCTCAAACTTACCCCACATTTCAAACTGTTGATCTTTCTTAACTTCACCTAAACATTGATCAATCCATTTAAAAGTATTTTTAAATTGTGGTAAGCAATGTAAATTACCTTGTGTAGTCTGTACAAGATTAGGTAAATTAAAATCTCCTCTCTCAATCGGATCTAAAGCGTCAAGAGTTTCTTCTACTAACTCAGGACTACTCTCAAATGTAAAGAGTTCTACAGGAAAGATGGGATGCTTTTTCATTTCTTCCAAACACACATTGAATCGTATACACTCATATGTTGAGTGATATTATTTTGTTCTCTAAATTCTGCTACTGCTCTCTGAATAAGATGTGATTTATAATCGTGACCACATAACAATCCACCATATTTAATCTTAGGATACCAATCATTTAATTCTTTAAGTGCTTGTTCATATGTCATCCAAGCATCCATAAAAATAAAATCAAATCTTTCATTAGGAAATGTGTCAACTAGATCTTCTATATTACCTTTGATAATTGTTGATCTATTTTCTTCACCAGAGAATCTAATATGATGATGTGCCATAAATTCAAAGATCTCCATCTCTGCAAGATCAGTAGAGTTGGAAGGACCATCTTGATTATCTTCTCTTAAGTAATCTGTATAAGGTTCCCAGTTATCGATACCAGTAAGGTGTTTAATATTAGGACAAGCTTGTAACAAAGTACAAAAACTTTGTGCACGATCTACTCCTAGTTCGAGACCAATAAGATCATCACCGTGCATACCAATAAGATGCACAACAGATCGTACATCCGTAAGAGAGTTTTTAAAGTCATAGTTCATTTAAACTGACACCTCATCATAAGTTCTGTCATACAAGCAACTAGATTAATCTCTTGATCTGCTACGAATGCTGCCTTGTATTGGTACTCACCAATAACAAGAACTGCTTCAGGAATAGATTGAGATTGCAAATAATTATATAACGAATCATATAACTTTCTCATAATCTGAGTTGGTTCACTATCTAGGTTCTGAACCACCCATTTTTTCATATTGGTAAACTCTTTGTTCTTAAGATATCCTACAAGATCTTGCAACTTAGTATCTGTTACAGCAGCAAGTACACCTGTATCGATCTTACCAATAGAACTATATCTCTGTAACTCATTAAGAGTACGTCTGAAGTCAGGGAAATACTTCTGAACTAATGCTACTAATACTTTTGGTTCTGCTTCTACCTTCTGCTCTGTAAGGATATCTTGGATCCTCTTAAAGAACTGAGCAGCAAGTACCTGCTTCTCCTTACCATTGATACTAAAGTCTATAACTGAACAACGTGAATGTAATGGTTCAATTATTCTGTTCTTGTAATTGCACGTAAATATGAACCTACAGTTCGAGGAGAATTCCTCGATAGTAGCTCGTAACAATAACTGTACGTCATTTGTGGTGTTGTCTGCTTCATCGATGATGATGATCTTGGCACCACCCACGAGGGAAACAGTTGATGCAAAGTTCTTCGCTTGGTTTCTAACTGTGTCGAGAAATCTTCCTTCATCTGATCCGTTGATGACATAATAATCTGCTCCTAATTCTTCACACAATGCCTTAGCAACTGTGGTCTTACCTATACCTGGTGGACCTGACAATAATAGATTTGGAATCTTTTTGTTTGCTACAAATTTCTGTAGAACTGTTTTGATGTTATCAGGAAGAATACAATCCTCGATCTTACGAGGACGGTACTGTTCACACCATAGAAAATCAGACATAGATCGACTCAGGGGATTGCATAATATTAAATGAGAATATAATTCTATCCTCTGCAGCAGCGTGTGGCAACGACTGATGCATACATTGTGATGGGAAGAAGATTATATCACCCTCTTCACATTTTGGAATCTTCTCATCAATAAATCCAGACCAAGGATCTGGAAATGGTGAGAAGAAACAAGTTGGTTTATGTGCTCTACCCAACTGTGCATAGAACACTGCTGAGTAACCTATAACACCGTGTGTATGTACAGGATGCATTTGGTTAGCACTATATCTCTGACACCAAGAACTCAATACCTGTGAACCAGGATTCTCTTGAGCAAAGAATTCTAATGGTCCTCTAAGAACTTCCATTAGATCCATATGATATGGAGGTTGCTCACCTCTAGTGAAGTACCTATGGAAATCACTATAGAAATGTTCTAGGTTACAGTCAGGATCATCCCAGTTAATCGAAGATAAAAAATCCCTCTTAACATTTTGCCAGTCAGGTACGTGACATATAAGACACGGTAGTCTGAACAAATCTGCTTGGAGGGATACAAATGTTGGGATCATTTTGTGTCAGGTTCAAGAGCAATATAATACTCTACATTATTTGCTTCTGATACAAAGTGACTAACTTTATTCTTAGCAACACTAACTGCATAATCACCTGGTAGAATCTTAAGATTCTCTACCTTAAAACAATAACAGAAGTCTTCACTACTTGTGTTCTTACCAACTGGAACTGAATATGTATTTGATGTCTCGTTCTTCTTATCACATACTTGCAATCTAATGTCCTCACCTTTATTAAACAAACATAAATCAGGTACCTGATATACACTTGCTGCTCTTATAAGATCCTGTAATGTATCAGTCTTAAGACTAAACTGAACATCTACATCTGGCATCTGTATACCCTTGTTAGGTACTGATTGTATTACAGAAGGGTCAGAATAGTAGAACGTTCCTCTTGAGTTAGAGGCTTCGTCTGTTGTGATAAGTTTCGAAGTGTTTGAGAAGTCGAAGACTGGACGCTCAAAGAGTGAGAGAGTAGATAGGAAATTACCGAGGTCATAAATGGCAATTTCTTGAGGGAAGTTCTCGCTGACAATAGCAGAAGCAAAGATGTTTTTGTTGACAGATAATGTCCTGATGCTGTTGCCAGGATCGATAACAATCGACTTGTTGATCGTGGCAAAGTTCTTAAGGAGGTTCTGAGTTTTTTTACTGAGTTTGACAAGGGACATAATGTAGTTAGAGGATCATTTATCATAGTCTACAGCAAATGCTGTAGAACTATTGGAATTAATTTGGTTTGCTTTCTCACGCTTATCATTAAAGTGGAGTAGCAAGATACCGTAGTGAATAATCTTAATGATATCACGACGTGCTGTACCTTTTCTATCATAGCGTGAAGCATACTTAAGGACATTACTCCTACAGAATGCTTCTGCGTCACCTACTGAATCTATGAGGTCAAGAGTCTGTACGTTGCCGACTGAATAATGACCTCTGTAAGTGTTTGCAATGTACTCAGAGATCTCTTTGAGATACTCTTCCTCATTGTACTTTCGGTTCATACTGAATAACCATACTGTTCTTTAAGTATCTTCTTATAGGGTAAACCCAGATCTCTGAGTTCAATAACAAGTTTTAACTTGTTGTGAAGAGCAGTATCGCCACCCAGTTTCAGGGCAGCGACTACTGTTTTCAATTCTCGGTCGTCTAGTGGAAGATCCATTTGAATTAAGTATACGTCAGTTTGGTTGATCGGTCAAGTCATTATCTGAGATATTAAATTCAGCATCGATCTTGTCATATAATTCCAAGAATGCTTGCTTAGTCTCATCATCAAATCTGTTGATGCTGAACTGGATAGCATCTTCTTTAGAACCGAAGATCTCAAATGCCTTAACGATGTGAACCAACCTACGAGTGGAGATCACCTCATCAATTCCTCCATCAGCGAAGGTCTTACGGATGATCTGTGCCCAGTCAGCAAGACGTGCACAGAAGTCTGAATCAGCACATTGCTTGTTCAGGATTTTAACTTCTATCGCTGGTGATGGATACTCTTGCTCAAGAGTAATAGCGAATCTCTCAAGGAACGCTTCGTTGAGCACGTTAGTCCCGATGAATCTACCATCGTCAGAACCCTTACCCTTAGTATTCGCTGTCGCAATAACATTGAACCCATCAGCAGGTCTTACGTACTTGCCGATTTTCTTTAGGAAGACTCCTTTACCTTCAAGGATTGACTGTAAGCATAGAATCTTATTAGATGCTAGATCAATCTCGTCTAGAAGGAGGATAGCTCCCCTTTCCAGTGCTTCGATAACTGGTCCATTATGCCATACAGTGCTACCATTATTAAGACGGAACCCACCAATAAGGTCATCTTCGTCTGTTTCAACAGTAATGTTAACTCTAATCAACTCTCTATTTAGACTTGACGCTGCTTGCTCTACACCAAATGTTTTACCGTTACCAGATAGACCAGTGATGAAAGTAGGATAGAACTTCTTACTCTTGATAATCTTCTTAACAGAGTTAAAGTTTCCGAATGGAACATATAGTTCATCCTTAGAAGGTACTAGAGATGCCTTTGGATCTGACTTAACGATTTGCTTTTCAAAAACCTCACGTGCTTCTTCTATGGTTAGGTTCCACTTACCTATGGACTTCTTGTAACTCTTAAGTCTCTTCTTGATTGTTGCGTATGAGCACTTGAACTCGTCTGCTGCTTTCAATAATTCTTGGGTAGAAACTTCAGTCCCGAAGTTGTTTGTAAGGTACTCAACAACTCCTTCAGTTGTTACAGGGATTTCAGTTTGGAATGCCATAATGTGTTGTCCGTATTTGTTTTGTATGTACTAAGTATAGTGTAAAAAAGGGGTCTTGCGACCCCTTAGTAGACACTTATCCAACTGTCTCAGCGAATGATGCGAGCATCTTTTTATTGGATGCTTTGTTCTTGAACATCTTCTTGAACGCTGCACCAACTTGTGCCTTTGTTGCATCTTCCTTAAGATCATCTAGTGGATTGTCATCTACTAATGCAGTTGTTGGCATAACAAATAACTTGTCATAAGGTGACTCAGTTACTTCATAGAACTTCTGCTTTCTGAATCTCTTGATTGCTTCATCGCTGAACTCATTAATGAATCCCATATACTGAATCATTCTGAAGTATCCACTAGTGTCACGTGGTGTGATTAGACGGAACCCTAGGATTTGTACTTGTCTGAATGAATCCTTAAGGTTCTCAATGAATACATTTGTCTGCTCTAGAGGACTATCCTTACGAGAATATACTCTTCCAGTCTTACGATCTCTTAACTGGCAACGTCCGTTGAATGAGTTACGGAATAGGTTCTCACCCATTACTGCTGATCTCTTGCAGTTGTAAGAAGGTTGTGCTGCTTCACCGTCAGTTAGGATTGATAGAGATATTTTCTCTGCACCAGTTTGCTTGATGAACTGTGGAAGTACTGAGTGCATTGCTGCAATTGCTTCCATCAATGGTGTACCTGATAGACCTAAGATTGCAGGACATCCCATAGAGTATACACGAGACCAAGTTTTTGGTTGAGTGCTGTTAACACCAGCATTTCTCCAGAGTGCTAAAGCAGATCTATCTCTCTCTTTCTTGTTTCCTTCTGAAGTAAGCATTTCAAGTAGACCGAATCCTTGATTGAAAGAGATCTTACCCAACTTCTCTTCGAACTTATCTACTGTTCTATCATAGTAGTTGGCAGAATAGATGCTATTGCTGAATGCATATACTCTATAAGGGATACCAACTTTCTGGCAGAACCAAGTTAGTTGAAGAACTTGCTTTACTGTATCGAATAAGCAATTGCTCATTGAACCAGACCAGTCTAGTAAGAAGACCATAGCGTGATTCTTTCCTTCAGGTAAGTTAGTTACCTTCTTAAAGAGATCCTCATTGTACCTGTAAGTGTGTAACCTAGCAGTATCAAGAACACCTGTACGACTTGTAGTAGCACGAGCATAACTAGATGCTGCTTTGCGACACTCAAACTCTTTAACAAGATAGTTAACTTCTTTCTGTGATGACTTAAAGAACTCTCTGTAGTCTGACTCACTCTTCTCAAGGTCTGCTTTCTCAACATTGTATCTCCAGAGTTGACCGTCATCACCATCGATAGGCATCTCAACCTTATATCTCTCTTCAGACATCTGAAGTATTTCCTTCCAAGAGATGATTAACTTATTAGGATCAACTTTATCAATCTCAACATACTCAGTCTCGTATCCACCGTGCTTAACATAATCTTTAACTTTGTCTGTAAAGATCTTATCTGTCTGTGCTTCTAGTGGATCACCACCTTCTGTACCACCTTCAGTTGTAGTAGGTATCTCTGCATCCTGAGTTACATCACCACCCTCTGCTTCAGTATCATCACCTGATTGACCATCAGTATCTGCATCTATTGGTGGTTCCTCTGAGAAAGGATCTTGTGAGTCATCACCTAGATCTGGATTTGTACCATTCATCTGAGGCATTTCGAATGCTGTATCTGCTTCCTCTTCTGCTTCTTCCTTCTGCTTGTTCTCATACTCTTCCTTCATAAAGTCGAAGATCTGTTTAGAAATGTTCTCTACATCCTCGAATGTTTCACACTGTCCTACTGCATCTACAAATACTTGCTCTTCGTCTGTGAATGCGATGTACTGGAAGTTACCGATCTTGTACTGTAGGTTGATCTTATCAATTAAAGAGAACTTATCAATGTTTCCTTTTGATTCAAAGAAATCTTGATCACTTAACTCCTTATAACCTGCGAAGAATGTCTTAGGAAGACCTTGGTATCTACGCTTCATTAACTTCTCGATACGAGCATCTTCTACTACATTCAAGAATGACTGAGGAACTTTACCATACTCCCACTCTCTTGGAGTGTATAGAGCGTGTCCTACTTCGTGACTGACGAGCATATCATATACTGCTTCGGTTGCCTGATCCCAGATTGGAAGAGTTAGTACACGTCTCTCTACGTCAAACTGAGCAGTCTCACAATTTCTGTGCTCGATGATTAGATCCTCTGTTGCTAGTAGTTTAGCAAGGGTTCCTTTGACTTCTCTGTTGACTGTCATTTAATTCCTTCGTTTGTATACACATATTATAAGACCCCCGATGGCGGTCGGAGGTCTTTAGTAGACACTTTATCAACTGGTTGCGTCTGTCTCTTGCACTCTTAAGTGCACGTGGTTTTAATTTACGTTTGGGTGGCTTCCCAGAATTGTGTTGCCAGTTTGGAGTTGTCATTTTGCATTGAAGGCTATGGATACTCTAGGAGTATCTATACGATTTTTCTCAGTTTTATGCTCTAACCAAGATGGGAATAAGACGAGAGTCCTTGGTGTAGCAGGGAAGTGGCGACCTTCCTCTGTACCCCATAGGCACATCTTAGAATGAGGATTCGGATTGATGAATACAATCCCTCCCATCTCAGGAACACAGTCCTTATGATAGTATACACCAGATACATTGAAACCAGCGTGGGTGTGTGCAATTTGGAAACTGTCCTTCGGTCCCCTATTCAGCCAAGAGTTCGCTATCGTACAGGTAGGATCTATATGTGCCAATGACTTTTCACAAAATGCTCTCAGGTGGGGTAAGTTATATTTTTGAAACAACTGGAGATCGTTTATTCCAGTATGAGACCCATAGAGGATCTCTTCCTTGGCACCTACACTCAGGTGAGATAGGATGTCTGGATCATCAGGAATTCCATCGATCTCCTCGTCTATTCTCTCGTCACTATGATTAAACACATATAGATGTGTGGGGAAAATTTCCATATCAAATTGAATTAACCTTGCCAAATTAAATCAGGCATTTGCTGTGCACCTGGTCTGTTAACAATCAATAGGATGAAGTATCCAACAAACCATATGATGTTGAACAACCAAGCTTGTCTCCAGAAATACTTTCTGACTGACATAGACCTAAGAATCTCAGGTGCTTTATCTTGTGCTCTGAATATCTGCTCAATTATAAATGCAATGATTGTTGCTATCACTAGAGGATAGAATACAAAATTTGCAAAAGACATTATACCAATTAGGAATGTCATTTGGGTCTCGGTAAGTTAGGGAATCTTTGTAGTCTAACACAGTCAGGAATACTAAGCATAAAGGAAACCGACCATCTCTCGTCGTTCTCTTCATTCATACGAACCTCGTGCTCTTGGTAACCTGGCCAAAAGTATAGGTCACCTTCACGTAGTATCTGACAATGTGTTGTTGGCCAATAAGGTCTTATTCTCCAAGTAGTTTCTACTGCGTGTGCAGGATGATAGAGATAAAGATCGCCAGTATTGCCAGGTGGAACCTGTAAATAAT